TTGAATAACAGGAAAAGAAGGAGTACCGGAGTTGTTAAATTCAGTTGCATATGGATTGTCATATAAAGTTGAGTCATGCCAAGAAGTTCTTGATAATGATCCAGTTGTCCAAGTATTTTCTGTGTAATTATAAGTTACTACTCTATCTGGTTCTGTCGATCCATCTTTAGGATAAAACCAATTTAGTTCTTCATACAGATGGTTTAAACCTGCATACACTTGTTCACCAGCATTATAGTTTATTCCAAGGTTATCCCCTTTGTTTGTAAATACAAAATCCTCTACCAAACACGGTACTGATTTTACTGTACCATCATAAACAAAAAACCCACCTGCTTGACCCATCCACCACACGGCTCCGTTAACATATTTTAAAGCATGTTGACCCATCAAACCACAATTACTACCTACTTGTCTTATAGAAAATGTAAATGGAGGTCCAACGAATTGCATAACATATGCAGAGGTGTCAGTAAGAATTAAAATATAATCTTTTGCTTTTGCAGCTCCGACAATTTTAACACCAGAATCTAACCTAAATGTTCCAGCTGTGTTAATAGAGGTTGGAGTATAATCAGATATATCTTCTTGATCAGAAAATCTTATAAACATTTTATCTTGAGAAGACTCACTACCTATTGTTGTCTCAGTTCCAAGCATAATTAAATGCCTATCCCTTTCAGATACAATTGACATAACTGATCTTGTAGGTGCATTAGCCACTGCTGTTGCTCTTGTTTGTAAAGCAGAGGCAGAGGCTGAAATTGGATTCCATTCAAAAGTTTTTCCATTTTTTACAGTCGCTATTAATTTTTGTCCAAAATGATCTAAAGACCATGACGCAGGATCAAGTAATACTGATGATGTTGTAGAAGCTTCTCCCCAAGCAGTATAAAATTCAACTGATGCTCCATCTGAGTGAGCTGATCTCGTTCCGGCTACGTCTCTTGTAATGTTATTTAAATTGTTTAAAGTAATTCCATTATAAGAAATAAATTCAGCTCCAACTTTAATTGTGCCTGATGTTGGAAATCCTACTACAGAGTTTAATGTTATGTCTGTTCCAGTTCCACCTGTTCCGTTTGTGTCATCTAAAAGAGCTCCATCTAAGGTCGAAACAATACCTGATGCACCACCAAAGGTTGATGTTCCCCAACCATATCCATAACTTTGAGTTAGAGGCCCTGGTTTTATGTAAGGGTTAATTGTAGCTGAGCCACTTGCAGACGTTGTTGCTGTAGCAGCTAAAGCCATTGTAATAGTGAAAGTATCGTTATTGGGTATTGTAACCACTTGAAAAGTATTTGTTTCAAAATCTGCTGCCACATATCCTGCGCCTGACGGTGGAGTTACTGATGTAAATTTAAACAAATCTCCAACAGATAATCCATGAGCTGTTTTGTTTACGGTGACCGTTGCTGAGGTATCTGTAGTATCAAAGGTAATTCCAGTTATAGCAGTATCTAAAGGAGTGATATCATAAAAGGCTCCTTCGTAATAAATCATTAAAGCTTTGTTAGTGCCTAATGCTGCGTATTTACGTCCATCTAAGTCAGCCCAAACCAATTGTTCTCGTACAGCACCTACTAAAGTTTTAGAAGTAATCTGTTCCCAACCACCTATTTTTTCAGGTAATCCATATCTGAATCTAACAAAATCACCATCAGTCCATTGGCCTTCAGCACCTGTGGCTGTGACTTGTTTATTAAATCCTGGTCTAATCTGTACATTCGTTAAAGGCATGCGTAATTATAGCATTCTACCATATTGATTGTAAGCCATAATGCGTTCTTTTATCTTTAAAGAATTCTCTATTAGGACCATTTTTATCAACGTAATGTATGAATACTTGAGAACACCAATCACCTTTAAATTCTTCTCTCCAATGTAAAACCTCACAACCTAAATAAACTGCCGCATCTCCTGGCGCTAAATCTATAGGTGTGCCATTCATATATATTGGCCATGAAGTTCCATCAGATCCAATATTAACTGTTGTACTTATTTCACAAGAAGGTCTATCTTTATGTTTTGGAAGGTCAGCAAATTTAGTATAACACCTCCAAAAAGTATAAGTTGGTAACAATTCCAATTCAGTTTCTTTTTGCATTAAAGGTAACTTTTGTATCATTAAAGACTCCATAATAGGGTCTCCATAAAAATTTAAATCTACTACACCTGGTTTGTTGCTTTGATCATTAGTATCATCATGTCTTATTCTAAGGATAGTATAATCTCGTAATAGATTAATTTCTTCTTGTGTTAAGAAGTTTTTAATTATTTTGTATTTAAAATCTTTTCTTATTTGCATATTATAAAAACCATATTACAATAGCATATCGCGTACCATTCTTTACAAGATTTGCCTTATGTGGATATAAAAAATTTGAAGGAAATATAATAGTTCTTCCTACTTCAGGTTTTACTTTTTTAGATTCTTTTAAATCGGGAGAAAACATTTCAAATTCACCACCATCAAAATCATCATTTATAAAAATTATAACACTAATTGTTCTTGGAATTTTTGCAAAATGATCTACGTGAGGAGTATAAAAACCTCCCTCTTCATATTTAAGAACTTCGATTTGGGGTGCTTTACTTACTACGGCTTGTGGTACTACTGGTATATAGTATTTTTTTATAGCATCATAGGTTGCATTTATAAAATAATTACACCAACGAACATGAGTAAGTTCTTTACTATATCTATGCCAACATAAAGTTTGAGTGTTTCTAATTTCTTTATTTACTTTTGAATCTTTACCACCACCTATATAAGCATCTTTAAAATCTAATTCTTTACAAATTTTATAAAATTTTTCTAGTGTTTGTTTTGGAAATATACCATCAATTACTCTAACGTATTGTCCAACTCCATATGGATCTACTTGCATTGTTTTTTACTCCAAAAATCTGATCTATAGTTATGTATAAATCTTAAAGGATATAATAAATTATGTAAAAGTTTATTTTTAATTTTAGATTTTGTTACATTCATTTTCCAGTTATCTCTTTTAAATGGAATGACTTGTGCGTAAGGGGTTCCTTTAACTATTGTTGTATCTAAATTAGGATATTTATCTCCATTAAGCACTATTGGAAAATTAATTTCCCTATCAAAAGTATCCGTATCTACAATGCCTGGAATAATGCTAAACCTGTCATCAGTATTATTTAATGGTGGAACAAATAAACAAGAATAACCTGGAGGTGTTTTAATTATCCAAGGATTTAATATTTTGTAAAAAGGTAAATTTTTATTTTTATCTACTAAAGGAGATCCTTCTAATTGAAATGGGGAATGAACTTCTGGTTTACCACTAAAATTCATATTTATCTCAAGATCTGCTCCACCTCGCATAAGAGGAGTGGCAGAAAAACTATCTTTTCTATCTTTACCTTGTTCATCTGTAACAGTTTTGTTGTGTTCTATTTTAAAATCTACTGGAAGATATAAACAATAACCAAAAGTTAATGTATCTAAAAAAGGCATACATCCTTTAACTGTTCTGTAATTAATTTTGTGTTCTAGTTTTTTATACCACTCTGGTATATTTATTTTAATTGGAGTTGGATGATTTTGTTTTAAATTATAATAAACTTCTGGCGCACTAAACTCAATTATTTTTTCAAACATAAAAATGTTTTATAATTGTTTATAGACTATAGCAAGTTTAATTTAACCTATTTGATATTCGTGTAAAAAAGTAATTGAATTGTCTACACAATGTTGTTCCCAATTTATAGGATAGGTTAATGAAGATGTATCTACTTGAGATAAAACACCTAAATAAGTTTGTAATTGAGTTGCTAATTGTTTTCCTTGATTTTTAGAAATATACAATTTTGCTTCTTTTTTAAAATTATCAAACTTTTGTTTTAAAGCGGCTTCATTTTGTACAGTTGATGAAAATTTATCAATAAAAGAAACAGCTCCATTATTTACTATAATATCTTTTTGATTTGTTACAAATGAATTGAACTCAGCTTCAGTTATAGTAACTTCTGATTTAGTTCTAGCTGATACATTAATATCATTTTTATCAGCTTCTGTTTTTGCTATTTTATAAAATTGTCCGTTATCTAAAATTACAAATGCCATATTAAACTCCTAAATCTTCAAAAATATATAGACCACCTGGATTACCTGGTTGACCTGGTGCTGCAGGGGGACCTCCACCTAATCCACCTACTCCTATATCTGGTGCCATATATATTTTCATGTCTTGGTTATTACCACTAAAATCTACAGTTGCACCTGGTGCAGTACCTGGTGTTCCATCCGCTGCTTGATAAGCAGGAGAAGGACCTCCACCAGCTAAATTTTGTCCTCCGTTTGCTGTAACGTTGTTATCAAGAGTCGTGGTTCCACCTACTCCACCAACTGAAAAAGGTTCTGAGTAAGGTGCTGTTACTGGAAAAAAGAATGCTCCCATTCCACCTGCTCCCCCATCTCCACCTGGTTGTCCTGGACCTCCTTGAGGTGGGTTAAACGCTCCCGCTCCTCCATTTCCTCCGCCTCCAGCAGCATATACAATTACTTTTGTTGCTGATGCATTAGCAGTATAAGTTCCGCTAGTTGGTCCACCTTCATATTTTACGGCAATCATGTTACCGCCACCTGCTGTTCCTGAACTAGCAGCAGTAATTCTTCCTTGAGCGTCTACAGTGATTGATGCAACAGTATAAGAACCTGCAGTTACTGCAGTGTTTGAAAGTTGATCTGGACCTACTGCATCGTCTGCAATTTTTGCTCGAGTTACTTGTAATGCACTGATCTTGGCAGAAGTAATTGCGTTGTCCGCAATTTTGGCAGTAGTCACTTGATTTGCAGAAATTTTTGCACTTGTAATTGCGTTGTCATCAATTTGTGCAGTTGCAATAGTTCCACCTAAAGTGTTTAATGCTATTTCATTTAAATTTGTTCCATCAGAATAAGCAGCAACGATTGCAGCTTCACCTGCAGTGAAACCTGTACCTGAAACAGTTTTGATTGTTAAATTTGTTACACCTGTTACAGCAGATAAATCAATAATGTAAAATTTTTCAATTCCATCTGGAATAGTTACAGTTGATGCAGTTGTTAAAGTTCCTGTAAATTTTAGAACCATGTTTCTTGCATTTGATAATGCAGCATCGTCCATTGCAAGAGTAACTGTTCCACCATCTGATAAAGCTACTGCTTCATAACCTGCAATTGCTTGTTGAATAAGTTTTAAATTTTCATTTGTTTTATTACCCCATTGCCCAGCGTTTTCGCCAGTGACCATCAATTCGAGTTTTAGATCTGTTGAATAACTAGATGCCATAAAAAATTTCTCCTAAATAATTATAATTTTACCTTAATCATGCAGCTAAATCAACCTCTGTCCATACATTAGTAACTCCAGGATTGACCTCTTGCCATGAAGTGATATTAAGGCTACCCACACTAGAAGTCAACTCTATGCCTGTAACATCTACAACAGAAGTACCAACTACTGTTACAGAGCCAACATTAGCTGTTAATTGTATACCAGAAACACCTACTATTTGAGCAGGTATTTCCTCTACTTGTCCAATACTAGTTGTAAGCTCTTGTCCTGTAGCAGGTTCATTTGTAGATTGCTCTAAAGCAATAGTTCCAAGAGACATTGTAGCCTCTGTTCCAGTGACCGGTACATCTTGTCTTGTACCAGCTATTACTTGACCAATATTACTTGTTAATTCAATACCTGTTACATCTACAGTAGCTGTACCAGTGACATCTGCAATAGTTCCAATTTCAGCATCTAACTGATCTTCAGAAGCTAGTACAAATATATCTTGATCAATTTGAATTGAGAACGAAGGATTTGCATATGTGATTTGTAATGCATCTGGTGCAGTTACAGTTACTTCAACATCAGTAATTACAAGTTCATCTCCTAAAGAAGCTGTTAATTCAATACCTGTACCTTCAGCAGGTATTACAGAATAGTTTACACCCCAACCTAAGTTTCCAAAAGTATCTCTACCCCATCCAGCACCAATTAAGTATGTTGGATCAACTGTTAATTGACCTGGAGTAGATGTTAATTGAGAACCTGTTACAGGCGCTCCTATATCAATTACTTCTTCACCAATGTTTAGATTTAATTGTTCTCCAGTAACAGATACGTCTACATCAATTCTTCTAGTTGCATCACCGATTGATGAATTTAAAGAAATACCAGTTACATCCACATTTGCATCACCTACAAATGTAAGAGTTCCTATTGAGAATGTAGCTTGAATTCCTGTTGGATTTGCAAAGGCTCCTGATAAGTCGCCCCAAGTGTTTTCACCCCATGTATCACCGCCCCAACCGACCTGTAATTCGGCATCAGTAGTAACAGCTCCTATTGAAAAAGAGGCAGAAAGATTTGTGCTACTTAGGGATAAAGTTTGATCACCGAGTGTACCCCAGTTCTCGAAACCCCATGTTTGTTGTCCCCAAGTAGCCATATCATTTTAGTTCCTTAATTACGCAATTCTTAAAATCGCAGCAGAAGTTGTGAATGCAGGGAACTGGATTGTAAATGTTCCAGATGTTGCA